CCGGGAAAACACGGACGGCACCTTTGCCATCACGGCGGTGCAGCACGTACCGGAAAAAGAAGCCATTGTGGATAACGGTGCCCGCTTTGAGCCGCAGTCAGGCACCCTGAACAGCGTCACCCCTCCGGCAGTGCAGCACCTGACGGTGGAGGTGAGCGCGGCTGACGGTCAGTATCTGGCACAGGCGAAATGGGACACGCCGCGGGTGGTGAAGGGTGTGCGCTTCAGTCTGCGCCTGACCAGCGGAAGCGGAGAAGACAGCCGTCTGGTGACCACCGCCATCACTGCGGATACAGAGCATCGTTTCAGTGGTCTGCCGCTCGGGGAATACACCCTGACAGTCAGGGCAATTAACAGTTATGGCCAGCAGGGCGAACCGGCCACCACCACGTTCAGGATTAATGCACCTGCGGTACCCGCCACGATTGAGCTGACACCGGGCTATTTTCAGATAACAGCGGTCCCGCGTCTTGCGGTGTATGACCCGACGGTACAGTTTGAGTTCTGGTTTTCGGAGACAAAAATCGCAGACATATCTCAGGTGGAAACCTCTGCCCGTTATCTGGGGACCGGCAGTCAGTGGAGTGTATCCGGCCCGCACATTAAGCCTGGGAAGGATTTCTGGTTTTACGTGCGCAGCGTCAACCTGGTGGGGAAATCTGCGTTTGTGGAAGTCAGCGGGCAGCCCAGCAATGATGGTGAAGGGTATCTGGAATTTTTCCGGGAAAAAATAGGAAAACTGCATCTGGCTCAGGGGTTGTGGGAACTGATAGATAACAGCCAGCTTGCAGATGAGATGGCGGAGATGAAGACCACCATCACAGAAACCCGCAATGAAATCACACAGACGGTCAGTAAAACGCTGGAGGACCAGAGCGCCACCATACAGCAGATACAGCGCGTGCAGAAGGACACAAATGATGACCTGGCTGCACTTTACATGCTGAAGGTACAGAAAACAAAAAATGGCATACCCTATGTTGCCGGTATTGGAGCGGGGATTGAGGATACTGATGGCCAGCCCCTGAGCAACATACTGCTGCTGGCTGACCGTATTGCGATGATTAACCCGGAGGACGGCAACACCACGCCGTTATTTGTGGCGCAGGGGAATCAGTTGTTCATGAACGATGTGTTCCTGAAGCGGCTGTTTGCGGTGAGTATCACCTCGTCCGGCAATCCCCCGACGTTTTCCCTGACGCCGGAGGGCAGGCTGACCGCAAGAAATGCTGATATCAGCGGTAACGTGAATGCGAATTCCGGGACGCTCAACAACGTCACGATTAACGAGAACTGTCGGGTTCTGGGAAAACTGTCCGCGAACCAGATTGAAGGCGATCTCGTTAAAACAGTGGGCAAAGCTTTCCCCCGGGACTCCCGTGCACCGGAGCGGTGGCCATCAGGGAGCATTACCGTCAGGGTTTATGATGATCAGCCGTTTGACCGGCAGATTGTTATTCCGGCGGTGGCATTCAGTGGCGCTAAGCATGAGAGAGAGCATACTGATATTTACTCCTCATGCCGTCTGATAGTGCGGAAAAACGGTGCTGAAATTTATAACCGTACCGCGCTGGATAATACGCTGATTTACAGTGGCGTTATTGATATGCCTGCCGGTCACGGTCACATGACGCTGGAGTTTTCGGTGTCAGCATGGCTGGTAAATAACTGGTATCCCACAGCAAGTATCAGCGATCTGCTGGTTGTGGTGATGAAAAAATCCACAGCAGGTATCAGTATCAGCTGAATTTTATAACCCAGAACGGGCGTCAGAAATGACGCCTTTTTTATTGCAGAAAAGCGAGAGGTAATTATGCGTAAACTTTATGCCGCCATTTTGTCCGCAGCCATTTGTCTGACCGTATCCGGTGCGCCTGCATGGGCGTCTGAGCAGCAGGCCACGCTGAGCGCGGGGTATCTTCATGCCCGGACGAACGCTCCCGGTAGCGATAATCTTAACGGGATTAACGTGAAATACCGTTATGAATTCACGGACACGCTGGGGCTGGTGACGTCATTCAGCTATGCAGGAGACAGGAATCGCCAGATTACCCGTTACAGCGATACCCGCTGGCATGAAGATTCCGTGCGTAACCGCTGGTTCAGCGTAATGGCGGGGCCGTCTGTGCGCGTGAATGAATGGTTCAGCGCGTATGCGATGGCGGGTGTGGCTTACAGCCGTGTGTCGACTTTCTCCGGGGATTATCTTCGCGTAACTGACAACAAGGGGAAAACGCACGACGTGCTGACCGGAAGTGATGACGCTCGCCACAGTAACACCTCTCTGGCGTGGGGAGCTGGCGTGCAGTTTAACCCGGCCGAATCCGTGGCCGTTGATGTCGCTTATGAAGGCTCCGGCAGTGGCGACTGGCGCACTGACGGGTTCATCGTGGGTGTTGGCTATAAATTCTGATTAGCCAGGTAACACAGTGTTATGACAGCCCGCCGGTTCAGGCGGGCTTTTTTGTGGGGTGAATATGGCAGTAAAGATTTCAGGTGTGCTGAAAGACGGCACAGGAAAACCGGTAGAGAACTGCACCATTCAACTGAAAGCCAGACGGACCAGCAGCACGGTGGTGGTGAACACGGTGGCTTCAGAAAACCCGGATGAAGCCGGGCGTTACAGTATGGAGGTGGAGTATGGTCAGCACAGCGTCATTCTGTTGGTGGAGGGATTTCCTCCGTCACATGCCGGGACCATCACCGTGTATGAAGATTCTCAACCGGGGACGCTGAATGATTTTCTCGGTGCCATGTCGGAGGATGACGTCCGGCCGGAGGCACTGCGTCGCTTTGAACAAATGGTGGAAGAGGCAGCGCGTCACGCCGGGGAGGCGAAGAAGAATGCCGGAGAGGCGGAGACGTCCGCGAGGAATGCCGGCATATCAGCCAGTCAGGCAGAAGAGAGCGCTGCAAATGCTGACACTTCAGCAGGGGAGGCATCGGAGTCAGCCCGGCAGGCGGCAGAAAGTGCAGCCGCTGCAAAGCAGTCAGAGGAAGCGTCCTCGTCCTCGGCCTCAGAGGCTGCTCAAAAAGCCAGAGAGTCATTACAAAGTGCAACAGATGCTGAGTTATCAAAAAAGACGGCAGAAAGTGCAGCCGGTAATGCAGCCAGGGATGCAACGACCGCAACAGAAAAAGCCCGGGAGTCAGCAGAAAGCGCACAGTCAGCGGAACAAAGCAGGATAGCGGCGGAAGAGGCCGTAAACCGAATCCCCACCGTGGTGGGACCTCCCGGGCCAAAGGGGGAACAGGGGCCCGCGGGTCCTCAGGGGCCGAAGGGTGATAAGGGAGAGCGCGGTGACACCGGCCCTGTCGGGGCAACCGGCGAACGGGGACCGGCAGGTGATGCTGGTCCGGCAGGCCCGCAGGGGCCGAAAGGTGACAGGGGAGAGCGGGGAGAGACCGGTCTGACGGGAAATGCAGGTCCACAGGGTCCAAAGGGAGATACCGGTGCGGCAGGCCCGGCAGGCCCACAGGGACCGAAAGGAGAAACAGGTGCGGCTGGCCCGGTGGGGGCAACCGGACCTCAGGGACCGAAGGGCGACCCGGGGGAGACACAAATCCGTTTTCGTCTGGGGCCGGCGAGCATTATTGAGACAAACAGCAATGGCTGGTTCCCGGATACAGATGGCGCACTCATCACCGGACTGACCTTTCTTGACCCCAAAGATGCCACACAGGTTCAGGGGCTGTTTCAGCATTTGCAGGTCAGGTTTGGTGACGGGCCGTGGCAGGATGTTAAGGGGCTGGATGAAGTGGGCAGTGATACAGGCAGAACAGGAGAATGACATGAACGTACTAAAAAAACTTATGCAGCGTCTGTGCGGGTACGGAAAGCATGATGACCGTGAACACGGGGAGTTACTTACAGCACAACTGCGTCTGGGGCCGGCAGACATCCTGGAGTCAGATGAGAATGGTATTATTCCGGAGCAGGCCAGGGTAATCACGCAGGTGGTGATACTGGATGCGGATAAAAAGCAGATACAGTGTGTGGTAAGACCGCTGCAAATCCTGCGTGCTGACGGGACGTGGGAAAATATTGGCGGGATGAAGTAACCCGACAGCTTCACAAAACCGGAGTCCGGCTCCGGTTTTTGTTGTCATGTCCGGTGGATGTTTGTTAGGAAAGCAAAGATGGCAAAACTGCTGGAGGTTTTGTGGTTGAGTATGCCAATATAATTAATAGATTAAAGAGTTAGTTGTGAAGAAAATATGGATAAACAGGACGACGAATGCTTTCACCGATAAGGACAACTTTCCATAACTCAGTAAATATAGTGCAGAGTTCACCCTGTCAAACGGTTTCTTTTGCAGGAAAGGAATATGAGTTAAAGGTCATTGATGAAAAAACGCCTATTCTTTTTCAGTGGTTTGAACCTAATCCTGAACGATATAAGAAAGATGAGGTTCCAATAGTTAATACTAAGCAGCATCCCTATTTAGATAATGTCACAAATGCGGCAAGGATAGAGAGTGATCGTATGATAGGTATTTTTGTTGATGGCGATTTTTCAGTCAACCAAAAGACTGCTTTTTCAAAATTGGAACGAGATTTTGAAAATGTAATGATAATCTATCGGGAAGATGTTGACTTCAGTATGTATGACAGAAAACTATCAGATATTTATCATGATATTATATGTGAACAAAGGTTACGAACTGAAGACAAAAGAGATGAATACTTGTTGAATCTGTTAGAGAAAGAGCTGAGGGAAATTTCAAAGGCGCAGGATTCTTTGATTTCTATGTATGCAAAGAAAAGAAATCATGCATGGTTTGATTTCTTCAGAAATTTAGCCTTATTAAAAGCAGGAGAGATATTCAGGTGCACATATAATACAAAGAATCACGGTATTTCATTCGGGGAGGGGTGTATCTATCTTGATATGGATATGATACTTACAGGTAAGCTTGGTACAATATATGCTCCTGATGGAATTTCAATGCATGTGGATCGTCGTAATGATAGTGTAAATATTGAAAATAGTGCAATAATTGTTAACCGTAGTAATCATCCTGCTCTACTTGAGGGACCTTCTTTTATGCATAGTAAAGTAGATGCTCATCCATATTATGATGGTTTGGGGAAAGGAGTTAAGAAATATTTTAATTTTACACCATTGCATAATTATAATCATTTTTGTGACTTTATTGAGTTTAACCACCCTAATATAATCATGAACACAAGTCAGTATACATGCAGTTCATGGTAAAGGAATTTGATATAGTTTATTTTGTTGGTAACCGGCTCATTTAAACCGTCTGGTCTGTTTCCTCCGGCTCTACAAAAATAATGTCCATCAT